TGGAGCTTCATTAAAGTATTTCATTTTTCCTTTTACGCCTTCCCAGTCTTTAACATCAGCTGGTACGTCTTCTTCTCGTTTTTGCGTAATGTTAGGCCATATATTAGCATATTCTTGATTTAACTTTAACCACTTATTATCTTCATCCATATTATCTGTAATAATTGCGTCTGCAGGACATTCTGGTTCGCATACACCACAATCAATACATTCATCAGGATGTATGACCAACATATTTTCTCCCTCATAAAAACAGTCTACAGGACAAACTTCAACACAATCCATATGCTTACAGTTAATACAGTCATCATTTACAAGGTATGTCATTGTTTGCTACTCAGTTCCTTATTTGCACTTATTTACTATTCTTTAAGTCTGTTCAGCTTTATCATGGTTGCGGCTAAATTAATTTCGGGATCTACAACTAACGTATGATCCACTAACCCTTGTTTAATTATAATAACAGCTTGGTCTTGTTTATCTTCATTACCAAATAATTCTATGTTATCATAAAGCCAACGATATACATCTTCCATTTCTTCTGCTTTTGCAGATCCGCAAACTAGTTTTCTTGCTTCAGTTATTTTGCCTGCTTTAAATAACTCAACCATATCTAACTTCCAATCAGCATCACCTTTATCCATCTCATTTGCGGCTAAAAGTGTACCATCAGTACTATTCATTTGTACCATATTAATACATTTACGTAAGTCAGGATATGTTGCTTTTACATACGTATCAAGTGTGTCTAAGTCTGGAGTAATACCTTCTGTAATAAGAATTTCAGCTACACGAGCCGTAAACTCTGTTTGATCTATTCTAGCAATATGAAAACCTTGACAACGACTATGTAAAGCAGGGATAACACGGTTGGGGTAATTGCAAGTAAGAATAAACCTTGAAGTGGTGTGATATTCTTCCATAACTCCACGTAATGCCGCTTGAGCGTTAGGGGAAAGGTAATCAGCTTCATCAAGTAATACAACTTTAAAATCTCCAAACGGTATCATTTGTACAAAGTTTACAATTTTATCACGAACATCTTCTACACTATTTGTTCTACTCGCATTAATTTCAAGAATGTCTAAGTCATTGAGATCAAGTTCGTTAAACAATAATTTTGCAAGTGTTGTTTTACCTATACCTGCGTTACCACTAAACAATAAGTGTGGAATTGTTTTTTCTTTAATCCAATTCTTAACTTGTGCTTTTTGATGTTCATCTCGAAAGACATAACCATCTATAGTTTTTGGTCTATACTTTTCTACCCACAGCTCTTTCATTTTGACTCCATATTAATTCTAGTCACGTTTTTGAGTTCCTTCTTGCCCTGCGGCTACTAAGATTATAAAAATATATAAAAATGGCCAAGCCCATCCTACTAAATGTCCTGTAATATGTAAGATCATTAATGTAATACCTGTAGCACCGACGGTGCCAATGCTCATACGTTGTACTGGTAATTTCACATACTCTCCTTATTTTATTATATTATAGACTAAAATGTAGAAGATGTCAAGTATTATTTTTGAAGGGGTAATCCGTTAAAGATGAATCCAATTGTAGCTCGTGGACTAACATTTTTTGGCGGTAATCCTTTATGAAGGTAACTACTTGGAAATACTACGCATCGACTCTTTTTCCAATCAACATTATGGGTTGGACCATTGTTACGATCTGACCAAAATTCTAAACCTGTATCGCCTTGTAAAAAATATACTAATGTGTGTGAAGGAATCCATCCAGGCATATTCATTTGAGTTGCATCATCAGGAGCATCAGGATGTAGTCCACCGTAATGTTCTTCTGTAGTTAAATTAATTTGTACTTGATTTAATTGTAAATCCTCTTGAAGGTTTTTAAAAAGATTTGTTTTTTTATGATGTATGATGGTCCAAAGTGCTTTAAGTTCCCAGGGCATGTCAACTAAAAACTTTGTATGATTAACTGTGGCTCCGTGTTGTATGTCACGAGTCCATTGTTCACTAAAAGTATTATAACCCTCATCGTACCCTAATCCCCGATGTCCAAATCTTAAAGGCATGTGAGGTATTACAGCTTCAATTTGATCTATTAACCAATCTGGTACTAAATCATCAAACACTAAAATATTATTTTTGTTCATTCGTAACTCCCCAGTTATCTATATTATCTTGATTAAAAATAGAATGAATAATTCTACGTTCTCTTGCAAATGGTGTAGCTTCACCACTAATAATAAAAGCCATAGTTACACGTGGACTAACATTTTTTGGTGGTAATCCTTGGTGTATAAATTTACTAGGAAATATTACCATACGTCCATCTTTCCAATCAACAGTATGACATTTAAACGAATCCATTTTCCCTGGATGATTAGCAAAGTCATCGTCATACCATGTTCCGTCTTTTGTTCGTAGACCTTTATTTTTATATGCTAGTTCTCTTGTTTTTTCTATTTCAGCATGTACTTCTGCTTCTGTAACTGTACCTTGCGTTACTCCATGCGATAATTCTGCTATTTTAGGATTTACATGTTCAGGATTATTAGACCAAAATTCTAAACCAGCATCACCTTGTAACATATAAAGCATCGTATACGCAGGTGCGTCTTCTTGAATGTCAACGTGTAATCCGCCGGAATGTTGTTTAGTTGTTAAGTTTAGTTGTATTTGATTTAGTTGAATGTTCCCAACATTTGGAGAAATTCTTTTTCTATTTTCGTTTAATACTGTCCATATAGCTGTTAATTGCCAGGGAGCTTCATCTAAATTTTTATTAGCATTAGCGTCACCCCATTGCTCAGACCAGAACTGATATCCTTGATACGGACCAAGGCCTCGATGGCCGAAACCTAATGCAATGTGTGGAAGTGTTTTTACTGCTTCTTTGTGCAACCAACTTGGAACAATATCGTCTAAAACATATATGTCTTGAGCTATATTATAAGTCGCCGGACTTCCTATTTTCTGAGTGATAGACGTCAAATTCTCCTCCTGGATATCTGTCTTTTAATTTCTTAACATTTTCTGCAACTACTGAATTAGGATCAAGGCCAAGAGACCTACAAGCATTAGTCCAGTACCACATAATATCGCCCAATTCTCGTTTAAGATGAAATGCAGTTTCATCGTCAAGCGGTTTACCTTGGAATAGACATTTTTTAACAATTTCACTAAACTCACCTCCTTCACTTGATAAGCCAATTGATGCTGTTAATAATAATGGAATATTAACATCTGTTGTTTGTTCTAGTTCTTGAACTCTTCCGAAGAATGCTCCAGAAACATTACTTTCAACTGACGTAACTTTTTCTACAAATTCTTCATACCGCTTTAAGTCAATGTCCAACTTAACCTCCTTAGTAACTAATTTATTTAACTAATTTATGTTATATCCCCAATCCATCCTGAATCGGGTTCTTCATGTTGCCACGCTAAAATACCATCGGTATCTACAGTACGCAGAATAACAACTTCATCTTCATCAGGTAACTCAACATTGTACCCTCTAGTCCACCTTCCGTGTTCTATAAGAAGCCAGTCACCTACTTTATACTCTTCTTTATTTTCATGCCCTATAGCATAGATCTTACCCCATCTAGGCTTAATGCCATGATTTTTACCATCATCTGACATAATAATAAGTCCAGCTGTAGTTTTCATCTCACCAAAGTTCATTTCTCGAACAATAACTCGATCATGTAACGGTCTTATATTACCTTTAAAAACTGCAATAGACTTACTTGGCCCGCCAAGTTGGGAGGCCATATCGTAATTGTTTGGATCCATTTGTTAGTCACCCTTTTTCACAAAGTTACCATCGCTATCTTCAAGCCAATCCTCATCTTTTGCTTCTTCAACCTTAGCTTCTACCTTAGGTGCAACCTTAGGTTCTGCCTTTTTAGGCTTTGAAACTTTTTTAGGTACTACTGTTGGTTCTTTTTGCATTTCTGCAACACCAACACCAGCTTCTTCATTTGGAACTGCTTGTGGATGATCTCTATAATAATCACCCATAACTTCTTCACGTTTTTTAATGATTTTGCCGCCAGGGCCTAATTCATCACCGCGAGCATTAACACGAACATTACCTACTGCTGGTGTTAATTCATTTTTTTGGCGCAATAAATCCATATCAACAGCTTTACCTTGTAGTGATATGTGTTGTTTGCGACCTGTTTGACTATTTGCCATTATACTTCTCCTATTATGTACGTATTTATCTCATGAACTCTTGCCAGGATAGCTGATACTGGATCGGGTTAATCTTATGCACACCAATCAAGTATAATACATAACTTGCTACACTAGATCCACGTCCTACACCCCATACCATATTATTTTCTCTCATAACATCTATCAAATATACAAGAAATCTTAATAAATTGAATAATCCTCTTTTTTCATACTCATGCATTTCTTCACGAACTCTTGCCATTTCTTTTGGCTCGTCTGGACATTTATCTAAAATATAATTATAGATATCTAATTTTTTATATTTTTCAGGCATAAACCAGTCTGATTGTAATGCTTCATCAAAATCTTTTTGTTCTACATCTATTGGAATATACTTTGTAAGAGTAGGAAGACCTTGTTCTTGCGATACTTTATTAAATTGGTCTATATCGTCACTAGGATCGCACAATACTACATAACACTTTTCAGCATGACCTGTATAGATCATATCAATAAGGTCTTTGTTTGAGAATCGTGGTATTCCTAGGGAGTCTGTTTTCATAAGCATTTATATATTTTAACTGATATTAATTAGATTGTCAAGATCTTTATTGTTCGAATCGTCCAATCTTGCTTTAACTTGGCGTTCACTAAGTTCTAATTTATAAGTGTCGATCAATAATGATATTTGATTTTGAGCTTCGGGGTTTCTAGTTTGAAAAAATTTCTTTGTTAATTCGGAAAGTGCTTCATCAATTTCTAAATCAGATTTCTGTGACAAATTATCTGCAAATGGATGATTCATTTATTACCTATCAAGTAAAAGTACTAACGTAATGACCATATACTGTAGTGCCGCCGTCAGTAGTCCAAAAATCAAGTACCATAGGATTTACATTACTTCCGACAACAAACGGTGAAGGAAAACTAGCATCATACTTAATTACTCCGCCACCAGCAGTAGCCCATGTAACTGTTCGAGCAGTACTATCACCTAGCGTATCTAACAACATTAATCTAATTTTACCAACTTTGCCTGTATCTGGCCAATCTGTAAAAGTTAGTGTAATATTACCACCAATTGTAAATGTTTGATAATTACCATTTGTAAAACTAATATTTTGGGGAGCAACTACTGTTCCACCAGCATATACTTTTTCTGTATTAGCTGTTAAATTAGCACCTGTAACTTCGTTTCCTAGAAAGTCGTTATTTGCATTAAGTTTAGCCGTACTTGTTTGTAGAGTTTCAATCTCACTTTTAGCCGCAGTAAAGTTGTTCTTTATTGTGCTAAAATTATTACGAAATCCTTGACTATCATTATCCTGTCCTGCAATAGGATATGTAGAGTCAATGCTTGTGTTGTCAATATTACTGGCCATTATTATTCCTCTCTAGTATGTATATTTATCGCCTTTAAACATTAAAGGCATAGTTACCGAACGGAATATACTGCTCGGCGCTGTTATCTGTAGTAGTATCTATTATGTATCTATCAATCTCAAAGTCTAATACCTTAAAATTGAACCCGCTAGTAGTGATATTTAGTAATACTTTAGCACTAGTACCTGCTTTACAGTAGCATAATGGTATAGCTGTAACAAAACCTAATTCCTGTACTGTATTAGTTTGGGCAGTAGCCATCCATAATGGAAGAAAATTCCCTTCAGTTTTACCAACTGATGATAATTGATTCCGCATATTTGTAATGTTGTTAATATAACGAGTTTGATCATTAGTATCACTAATTTTAATAGCACTACTACTAACTTTAATTGGTGTATTTTTAGGTCTCCATCTAAACGGATCACTTGTAGTTGTAGCAATTTTTTGGGCACTTATAGTATTACCATTTTTTAGTTCTACCTGAATAACCCCGTTTGCATCATAAATGACTGTTCCGGTTCTAGTAATAACTTCAAGATCGTTACCTAGTGCTACAACTTGGATTCGTTGTCCTTGAGAATTTAGTATTTCAAATACTGCTACACCGGCTCCTTCTTTAGTAACATCATCCATTGTTTCAAACTCAACACTATCAACTGTAATTTTTTCTGAATTAGTAATAACATGTTTTGCTCTGACAGTCTTAGGACGATCTTCATATACTTTATCAAACGTTTCACGATCAAACATTTTTTCATTTATATCATATGGGTCATGTACTTCTACGTAAATTACTTCATATTCAATATCATTTGTCCCTGTCTTTTTAGCTACTGCTGTTTTAAGATTTCCAAGTTTAAATCTTTTTCTACTATGCCCCATTCTTGATCTTGCAACATATTCTCTAATATCTTTAGTTTCAATTCCAGCATATATTAGCATTTTAATATTTTTTTGTAATCCAAACTCTGGATCATTAGGTCTATAAATACTTGCTGGTGTAAATATATTTGGATCACCTATAAAGTTACTATAAAGTGTTCGCTGTGCTTGTTTTAAGAAAGGTTTAACAAATAAATTACTATACGTTATATTATCTGGATCTTTAACTGTAATATCAAATTCTCTTGAAACTGCACTAAATCCAAAACGATCACGTGCCTCAATTGTAAATTTAAATTTTCTATCTATAGTAGTTGTAGATCCATCTAATGAAAATAAGTTTTTATCAATAGTTGACAATCCATAAGTAATCAATCCTGTAGTAGTATTTGTCATTTTAAATTGATTAACTTTTCCGATAAGTTCACCATTATAATTTAAAGTTAATCCTGGAGGCAATGTACCGCTAGTAAGTCTGTATAATACTTTACTAACTATTGATTGGTCTAGTAGTTTTGCAGTAACACTAAATGTACTAACAAAATTAGCATTAATTGATCCTAAACTAGGAGCAGTTGACCATTCTATACTACTTTCTACTTCACCTAAAATTTTAACTGTAAATGTTTTTGCCTTTTCAGCCATTAAAACATTCGAACCAGTAAAGCGTCTTGCTTTAATTGTAAATTTATATTCTTTTGTAACTGCCGGTTGATATGGAACTCGTCCTGCAATTTCTCCTGTAACAGGATCTAATGTCATTCCTGGAGGAAATACACTAGCAGAACCATCATCGTTATATTGTTGTAATTCATACGTTAAAGCACCAATAATAGTATTTGGGTCAAAGACATCTAAGAAAATAGTTACATAATTATTTGCACGTTTATAACCAATGTCAGCTGGAGTTAACCAAACTGGAGTTCTAAGGAATGTATTATCAGCTGTAAATATTCCTGTACCAATTTGCATAATAGTATTATCAGCACGTAGGAAATCGTCGCCAACTAAAAAGATTACAAATTTTCTTTTAGTAATAGTATCGCCATCGCTAACACTTACTTCAAATTCAAAAAATCTATTAAGTTTTTTAGGACTTCGTGTTTCAATAGCTGTATCATATCCCTGTGTATCGTAATAATAACTTTCATAACCATTAGCACTTTTTAAACCAAAGTCGAAAGGATATCCGTCAAATTGTGTAGTATCATAAAACCCACTACCAGACCTTAAATCTAATGCTAAAATAGGATCAACAATTCCTATTAGTCTTCCTGTACTTGTTAATCTAATACCTGGTGGTAATGTACCATCTCCGTCTGCAATATAAAATTCTAAGTTATCACCAGCTGGCAAGTCAGGATCAATTGCTTCAAGTTGAAAATCAACAATGCTACTATCAATGATATAAAACGCATTATTCTTTCCAATTTTTAATTTACCTTCTGGAGTTGTCCATGTTGGAGCATCTGGGCCATTAACTATAATTTTAAATGTTCTATCTTGAATACCTGTACTATTTGTAGCACGTAATACAAATTCGTATTCTGTACTACGTTGTACTTCAAATGGAGTTCCTACAAGTTTATTATCTTCTAATCGTAATCCAGGAGGTAATGTACCACTTATTAAAGTTATAATACTAGTATTAAGAGCTAATACTGTTGAAGATCCTTGCGTTAGATATATGTCAGGAGCAGTTGAATATACATACGTCATAAAGCTACGTACTATTTCTTGTTGATAAGTTTCTACTGTATGTGTATTACCTGTTTTATAATGTGTTACCTGTCCACCTAAATAGCTATAATAATATGTATCGTTAGTACCATAAAATACACCACTACCATCTGGAATTATATTACCCGTATATCCTTGACTCTTTGCTAATGCAAATGCAGATTCTTGTGCAGATAAAAAGTTTACACCCATAGCTGTACCGCCAGCGTATGGAACTGTAGTATCTAGAGCTCCGTGAATTGTTAGTATTCTTTTATCTCTAAATGGTACAGACGCTGTGTTATAATCATTTGCTGTTACTCCCGTTTGTGTTGTCGGAAAATAAAATGTATTATTTCTATATTGTGGATCAAACATTTGTGACATAATAGTTACATATGAATGAATATCTGTGTCATCGATTTCAATAAAAGCTCTATTAACTAACGAACCACCATTACTAATTCCAATAAATTTTATTTTTGATTGGTCAACATTATTGTACCCTTTTAATGCAGTAATTAAATCTCTAAGCATTTCCATATCAGGTGCTTTAGAAGTTTCATTTGCAATGTTCCATTCATTTAAATATCCTGTTGGAGCAATTATAATATGATCTCCTAAATAGTTTTTCCATGCATCTAAAGTATCAGTACCGTTACTTCCACTTCCATGTAAAAGGATAACTGCTGGAACTTTTTTAGTTGATAATTCTGGAATAGATGGAATTCTAACAGCTACAGGATATGTATATCCGTTAGGCTCTTGTGACCAAGTTTTAGTTATACTTAAATCTGATGTGTTTTCTAATGTAGGAAAAGGTGCACTACTTAATGCTGTAGTATCGGGTACAAATAACGATCCAAGATCAGCACTTGAGGGTGCTAACGGTAACGTTAAAGAGGCCGTTACTCTTTCTTCTAGCGTTGCTAGGGTATATCCTGATAATTGAGTCCATTGTGGTAACATATTGCTTATATCCCTTTACTTACAGTATTTATCGGATATAATGCATAGTTGGTCTGCGTACTAAATGCTTCGTTGTTCCTTAGTAGAATTTCCAAAGATATACGGATAAACAGGCTGTAAACTTGCATCAACTGATAAGTGATATGCCCACGTACCATTTGGATAGTCAGGCGTTTTAGAATATCTTCCGTTATGCTGATCTAATGTTCCAGTACTTACTTGATATTCATGGTCATTAATAAAAGTACCCGCGGCTTTTTCTGCGTATGTATAACCACGTCCTGTAGGTTCTGTTGAATAATATTGATATGAACTAGTCATTCTAATTACTGACGAAAGTACATTTGTTGGATCTGAATAACCATATGGTCCATAAATAGGATAGCCGTCAAAACAATAACCTATAATTTTACTATGTCCATCTGTGTGCCTAAACTTGTCTCCACCAAAATCAGTTGCAGTATAATAAGTTGGTGTTGGTGTCGAACCAGTTAACATTGCCGTACTCCACGCCGCATTTGCTTCTGCTGAACCTGTTGGTAAAAACATAAACATAGCAGAGTTATAATGATATTGTCCGTTTGTTTCAGGCCATCCACCGGCATCGTCTGCACCGTAGTTTGATCTAAATTGTACACCATTATATTCAAATCCTGGACCAGTTGCATCTGATGTTGGATCTAATCCTGGAGGTACAATAGTTGGACCACATGATGGACTGTATAATACTACTCCGTTATTAGCAATTCCCATTGGTGTTAATGGAACAGTTGCTTGTTCATTGGTCGTGTTTTCTCCGCCTCTATACTTAATAGAAAAATTATAAGTTTGTGCTTGAACTGTATTGTTGTTGGGCGTGAATACATTATTTCCAAAAGCATTTCCAAATGCCGCCGGATTAGGTAAACCGTTTGATGTAATTGTTAGTGTTGCCATTTTTATTCCTCTAAACTATTGTTCCTGCATCAAATCCTCTTGAGTCTGGTACTAAGTAACTACCAAAGTCAATATCTATTTGTGCAATTAACCAGTCAATTAAACTTGTTACTGTTCCGCTAAACTCTCCAAAATTAAATCCCGCAGTATTTGGAGCCATTAATCTAATATCAATACCATGTACTAATCCAGTAACGTTACCGTTGAAAGTACCGTTAAATGTACTTGCTGTTATTGTTCCGCCATTAGTTACGTTATTTCCACCAGCGTCTAAACTTGCACTTAACTCTGGTGATGCATCTGTTGATAATTCGGTATTAGTATTAACAGTTAATACATTACCACTTAATGAAGTACTAGCGCCAGTTCCGCCTTGAATATTTAAAGTTTGTCCGTCAGCTAACTGTATACTTCCTGAATCAGAAACAACATTAAGTTGTTGAAGTCCGCCTAATGCATTAATAGTAACACCGTTAGTTGAACTTGTTAATGTAATATTAGCGCCTTGAACAAGTTTTTTAAATTGTAATTCTGCACCAGCTTTTTGATAGTACAGACCTTCGCCAACATTTCCTAAATTTGTAACAGTTGTATTTTCAGGTGAACGTAAATCTAAATCAGCAAAATTTTGATTAGTTTTAATAAACGCTTCTCGTAGATCATCTCCACTACCGTCGTTTGCTAATGTTCCAATGTTTATAGTTTGTACAGTCATTTTATCTCTCTTCTTATGTATTTATTCCAGGAGTACTGCTTCCACTAGTGCCTGAATATTTTAATGGATTAGGACTATTATATGGCCAATGTAGAACTCTGTTAGGAGCACCATAACGTCTTGGAATACTATTATATGACTCGAAATCAGTAGCTGTGCCTGAATCGTAAGTAGTTGCTGTGCTATGAATTGCAAGGAAATCTTTAAATTGTTGTGCAGTTCCACCTGGATTCGCTTGTAACCATAATGCTCCAACTCCACAAATTTGAGGTGCCGCCATTGAAGTTCCGCCTATTCGTGCCATATAGTGTGTAGAACTTCCTGGATAAAGTTGTTTAGTACCATACCCACTTACTTGACTAGTTGCACTTGAAATTTCAGATCCAGCCGCTATTACATCTATTCTAGGCCCTCTTTCACTACTTTGTGTTATAAATTCATCACTTATATATGTAGCCTCATCCATGTTTGCTACAAATATAGTATCGTTACTATGTGGTGAACTAGGTCGATTATAATATATAGGGGACCCGATGGGTACAACGTTGCCCCATATTTGATCTAAAGTATAATAACTATCATAAATTCCGCTATAATAAGGAGCATTTTCTCCTGCACATGGATGATAACCATTGCCGGCCGCTTTAACACAAATTACACCTGCATCTGTTAATTGTTCTTGTTCAACATCAACGGGAGTATACTCCATTGGATGTCTACTATTAACAGCTCCATATTGATCATCCCCTGAATTCCATACTCTTGGAGTAATATTTTGATTGACACCTTGGTAAAATAGTGTTTGCATTTGAGCATTACCAAATGTACCATTTTTATAATACCAACTGTAGCCCCAACTTTGATTTACAATAGTAGGACGTTTAAATCCTGTGTTAGGATCAATAGGTTTATTTTCATGCCAAACTCTTATACAGTCAAAAACATCATCGGCGTTTATTGCACTTGATCCACCAAATTTTCTTACAGAATAAATTTTTGCATTCTTGGCCCAACCGTAGGTATAACCTGCGGCAATTCCTGCTACGTGACTTCCGTGTTCATTTGCATTTCCACCAGATGAATCAGAGTTGGAATAATGAGTTGCAGGCATACAACCTGGAATAATTGTATTCCAGTCTAGTTGTATAAATCTTGAATTACCTGCGGCATCTCTCCATTCTGGATGTCCTGTAGGATCAACACCATCATCTTGTATAACAATATCAACGCCAGTACCATCTAGTGAATAATTATAATCTCCTGTGTATGAATTACTTGCCGCCGCCGAATCATATTCTTTAAGAATGTGTCTTTTTAATCCCCAATTAACTGCATCTTGACTATTAGTAGTTGATCTATCAAATTTGGCATTTTGTACTGCATATAATTGTTCTGTTTCAGGATCGGCTTTAGATGATACTGTGTGTATCCTTGAATCTTTTGATAATTCAGCCGCCTCGGCATCTGTTAACATATAATGGGTAATTCTATTATTAAATTTCTTAGCATACGCTACGTCAACAGTTCTACCTGGAACATGAGCACTAGCTGATGCATCACCATCAGTATCTCTTTCTAATTCAGCTTCTACTTCGTCAATATTAATTCCTTTTTTAGTAACGACAATATAAAGTTTTTCGTCAGCCATTACTCGCTCCTCATTGTTAATGCTCTATTAGCCGCAAAAGGAAAATAAGCTATTCTATTTGTACCGTTCATTAAGCTTCTGGGATTTGAAAAGAAAGTACTTGGAGTGCCTTCGTCTGTTGAACCTTGATGCATTAAGTCTTTAATTGAATTATCATGCCACCACTTACGTAATTGTGCAGGGGTCCAGCCTGGATTTAATTGTAATAATAAACAACTCATTCCTGCTACTTGTGGTGTAGACATTGATGTTCCATCACGTTGGTAAATTGCTGTATCGTTTGTACTATGAGCACTTACAATATCTGTTCCAGCCGCCCATACGTCAACTCTAGGACCTTTGTCACTACCTTCATTTGTAGCTTCTATATTATTGTATAACATACTATCTAAGTTACCTACTACAACAGTATCAGGACCTATGTTACCTGCGCCTCTATTATAATATACTGGATCTCCTGCGGTAATACTTCCTGTAGCAACACTTCGAATAATATGATTATCATAATCTATATCTCCAGAATAGCAAAGTTTTTGTTTTTGATTTCCTGCACTTTTAAAATAATGTACACCTTCATCTTGCATTTCTTCAACTTCAGCTTGTAATCCAAAAGTAGCCGCATTAAATCTCCCATTAGTATCACCAATCATTCCAAAGTCTGCACTTTTAACACTTCCTACACTAGCACCTCTAAATTGAATATCGGTTATAGAAGTGAAGTTAGCTTTTTTACCCCAACTTGCACTTACTACTGTTGGACGTTTAAATCCAGTAACTGGATCAACTGCTTTAGCTCTATGAAATTCTTTTATTGCATCAAACCAAAATGCTTGATCTAAACTGAGATAAGGTATATTATAAATTGCAGAATTTTTAGCCCAGCCATAATCTTTTCCTACGGCTGTTCCGCAACAATGTGTTGCATGACCACCTGCACCTGTTACATTAGTATAATCAATAGTAGGAATAGCACCACAGTTAGGAAGTGTATTCCACTGGAAAGGTACTAAACGACTTACGCCGTTTCTGTCTTGCCATTGCTCATGTGTATATCTAAATTTACTACCTTCTTGATGTATATAGTCTACACCTGTACCGTCTAAATGGTAGTCATAAGTTGTTCCAGCACTAAGATCATTTGTAGTATTAAGCCCCCAAGCATTTGTTTTAGAAATTTGTCTTAATAATCCCCAATTACCTCTTGTTAAATCATCAACAGCAACTTCTCTAGTCCAATCTGCACCTTGTTCGTAGTCTAACCAATCATCGGACCATACTTCAGGTACTTCAATGCCGCCAACTCTAGGATCGTTTTGAAGTTTAATTGCTTCCTCGTCTGTTAAGGCTATTTCAAACATACGTTTACTAGAAGGTCTAGTATTTACGTTGTCTACTTTTCTGTCAGGGATTATATTACTATCAACTTTAGAATCTAAAGTTGTATCTCGATTAAGGTCGTTAATTATTTCGTCTTTATTAAAGCCCTTGTGTAAAGAAACAACATAATGTTTTTCACTCATAGCTTCTCCTTACACTATTGTTAAGTTACCGACCATACCTGCATGACTTGTACATTGATAAACTAATGCCGAGTCGCTAGTATCATGCTGTGGTACAAATGTTTGTGTTCCTGTTTGTGATCCTGTTACACCTTCTGTAAAGTCAGCGCCACCGTTACTAACTCTAATAGCAAATGGGTGACTTCCTCCGGCATCATTAATAAAGATGTATGTAAATCCTTTATATAATGTAAAGTTGGGATTATCTGTTGTTCCATCGATACCAGGTCCTGCAAATCTATATGCAGTTGAACCATTAGCAGTTACAGTATATGTTATAGTTGGTCCACCGGAAGCAATTGTAATATTGCCCTCGGCATCACTAGTTGTATCAATTCCACTTCCACCAATAAATTTAATGCCTTCGTCTTTTGTAATAGTTCTTAATGTTGAATCGTCAGCACCAACAGTAAATGAGAAGCTATCATTTGTTGATGCCCAAATACTCCCGTTCCAAAATACTAATTGTTTTTCTGAACTATTGTAAATTATATCACCATCTTGTCCAACTAATCCTGCAATTCCATTAGTATCAAATGATCCTAAACGTAAAGGTGACTTTTGTATTACAACGGCATTTGCCGCATCAAAAAGTATATTACTTGCACTTGTAAATGTTGGTACACCTGTTCCTGATGTTTTTATAATATCAGCTTCAATAGTTCCTGTAGCTGTAATGTTTACACCTGTTAGTGTATCAGTAGTTTTGTTATATACTAAACCTGCATCGCCACCAAATGTACTTGAATCGTTAAATTGTACTTGTGTATCAGCACCACCAGGTGTTCCGCCGCCACCTGAAGCATTAAATGTAATTTCATCATTACTTGTAGTAATGGTCATATTAGTACCAGCGACAAGTGTTAAAGTATCTGTTTTAGTGTCAGCTACTACATCTGTTTGTCCTGAAACTGAAATTGTTTTAAATGAAAATTCGTTTACTTCGCCTGATGATATTGAACTCCAACTTAATGTTCCTGCTCCATCTGTTGTAATAACTTGTCCACTTGTTCCGTCACCGTCTGGTAATGTAAATGTTATATTTGATGTTAAGTTAGTAGGCGCTCTAAATCCTGAATAGTTTGTATTATCAGTATCGTAAAATCTAACTTCGTTTGATGTTGCAATTTTTAAATCGCCAGCAAATGAAACTTCGTTTATTCCGTTTGCAATTGCTCCTGAAATATTAAGGTTTGTAGCTTGAAATGTAGTTGCCGCTACAGTCGGTGCAGAAAGTACAGTTGTTGATGGATTATAAGTAAATCCAGTCTCAGTACTTAATGCCTGCCCATTACTATCACTTGCCGCAACAAAAGTTACAAACTGAGTAGTATTACTAGCATCTGGTGCCGCAGTAACAGTTGCCGCATCAACATTATTTAATACTCTAGGTTCCCATTTTGATGTTGACGTTTTCCAACTTAGCACGTAATCATTAACAGGTGTTGTTGAAACTGTATCAACATCACCAAGATCATTAATATCACTAATTCCACTTGCAATATTTCCTGGTCCCCATGTTCCAGCACCTGAATTATATACTAAGCCTTGTCCGTTAGTTGCACCTGCTGTACTTACATCTTGTAAATGAGTTAAATCACCAATAGTAAATGTAAGGTTGCCTTCAGCATCACTAGTTGTTGTAATACCTGTTCCGCCGTTAAACTTAATTGATTCATTTGAACTAATAGTTCTTAATGTTGAATCATCAGCACCTATACTAAATGTAAATGTACTTGTATCTAGTTTCCATTTAAATGATGTAGTAGCATGATCATAATATAAAATTTTATTGTCATCAGTTCCTGTAACTGTATCTACGTCATTTAATAGTGTTAATTTTGTTACACCACCAGCATCTGTTTTCCACTTCCAAGAAGTAGATGGATGATCATAGTATAAAACTTTTCCATCATCGCCTGCTGTAACAGCCGCTACATCTTTTAAATCACTTACTAATTTTTGACTTAGATCTAAACTTGCACCTGTTTGTGCATTTACTCTTGCATCAACTCTAGATACAGTATAATATAAATTATTACCTTCAGTAATTGATGTTGTAGTAGTACCTGGAGTTAAATATCCTACATCATTAGCAAGTTGACTTACCGCTGTCGGAAGTGTTGGAATAATTGGCTTATTTGTTAAGTCATTATAATCACCACTAAACGGATTATTAAATGATACATTATTAATTCGAATATCAGTAGCATTTACAGTTCCAGCATTAGTGATTCCAGCACCGCCTAAATCAAGGTTATCGCCTACTGGTAATTCCTTTAATTTGTTGCTATCTAATGTATCAACTATTAGTGGTATTCTATTTGCCATTGTTGTTTCCTATGTTACACATATTTATAGTGCCGCTACCCTTGTTTTAAAGTCAGCGAAATCCGTACTTGCCGCTACCTCTGTTTTTAATGTTGCTAAAGTAATTGTCTCAGCAGTAATAAATCCAGCACCATTTGTTAATTGGTTATTGTTTGTTGGTATAGTTGGAGTACCACTTAATACTGCATACGGAATAGAACTATTAGCAGTATCAACTAGTAATGTTGAATCATCACCAACTATTGGATTGTTTGATTGAAGCCCACCACTTAATTGAAAGTTACCATTAGCATCTACGCTTAATGTAGAAGTGCCTAAATGAATAGTATTTCCACTTAAATATAAATCTTTAAAACGATGTGTACTAGAACCGATATCGTAAGTAACATCAGTGTCAGGAATAATATTTCCTTTAACAGTTCCATCTAAATTAATTTTACTGTTTAATCCATCAACTAATGTAGTAGAGTCTTCACCAAATACAGAACCTTTAATATCTTGAACATGAGATATTGAGCCGTCATGTCTTGCAAATAGTTCTGTAAAGTTCTCATTAACTTTAGTAAAGGCTGTGCGAATCGGATCTCCGTCACCCTTGTTTGCACTACTACCTATGTTAATATTTTGCTGTGCCATTATACTCTTCCTACCACAACTTCAATTAGTCCTTCACCTGGAGTAGTTTTGTCCTCTAGTGATTTACCAATTACTGTGCCAATTTTTGGACTTGATGTCATACAAGCAAATCCTTCATGTGAACTAGTTACAAGCATTGCACCTTTTTTGATCATGCCTTTAACTTTAACTTTTGTTCTACCTTGGAGTGCGATTGGTGTAACATATTCGCCTTCTTGTGCAGAGTTCATTAAGTATGCTGGATTTTCTGAAACAACACCAGCTACTCTATTATCTTCATGTAAGCGTGTCATACTTACTTCTTTATCACCGCCAAATATTACAACGGTTCCTGCTTCTAATTTAGTATCAGCTAAGTAATTCTCAGCCAAGTCAGCATATTGTGCCTGTGTTGCAGTACCACTAAATGTAGCAGAATAAATTGTATTATATCTTTTAGTTGCAGAACCAATAATATATGTATCATCTAAAGCTGGTTCAAATCCTGTTGATGTTGCTTTAAGTACTGATGCACCGTCTGCCACAATTGTTACTTGTCCTGCCGCACTATAACCTGTGTTAGCACCAATTGATATACCTGTTGAGTTTGCATCAAGTTCACCTGGTGCTTCAATAAACGAAGACTGTATCCAGTCAACACCTAATCTTGATTCTCCAGCTAGTGCCGAGTTAGTTTGGAATATACTTTCTGTTACACCTGATGCTCCAATGTCAAGACTTCCTGGTACACTAACTGTTGGAGTAGTTATACCAACTGAACTCATGAATACTGCACCACCTGGTGTGCTT